AACCCTTTTGTAGCTACAAACGGCTCTGCAGTCATTACGGTAACTGACACAGCACACGGCTCTGCTACAGGAGACTTTGTAACCTTTAGTGGTGCTGTAGGACTGGGTGGCAACATCACCGCAGCGGTGTTAAATGCCAATTATCAAATTACTGTTTTAACTTCTAGCACTTACACGTTTACAGCAACAGCAACAGCCAACGCAACAGATGCTGCGGGTGCCGGTGGCGGTGCTTCTGTCGTAGCAGCATATGAAATTAGTGTCGGCCCAGCAACACAGATTCCTTTGGTTGGATGGGGTGCAGGTGGATGGGGTCTTGGTACGTGGGGTAATGGTTTAACCAGTGCTTCCGCCCTGCGTTTATGGAGTCAGCAAAACTTCGGTGAAGATTTAGTATTTAACTTTCGCGGCGGTGGCTTGTATTATTGGGAGGCACCATTAACTTCTCGTGGAGTACTGCTTAACACCCTTGGCGGCACGGTAAGCTTTACCAACGCTTCTCCTACCGTTGTAACCTCAACTGTTGCATACACAACGGGTGCACGGCTGCAGTTCTCAGGTGGTTCTTTGCCCACGGGTGTGGCTGCAGCGACTACATTTACTGTAACCGAGGTTAGCGGGCTAACTTTTAAGTTATTGGATAGTTCTAACGTATTGGTCAACACCGCATCTGCAGGCACCGGCGCTGTGTCCTTAATTGTGGATGTGCCCACGGTCGTCAACACTTTAATTGTTTCAGACGCATCACGTTTTATTTTAACTTTTGGCGTAAATGATTACGGCAGTGCGACGCTTGATCCCATGCTGATTCGTTGGTGCGGACAAGAGGATCCTTTTAACTGGACACCTACAGCTACCAATCAAGCGGGAAGTTTGCGGTTGTCTAATGGTTCCGAGATTATTACCACAGCACAGACAAGGCAAGAGATTGTGGTGTTTACAGATTCCGCTTTGTATTCGCTGCAGTATCTGGGTCCTCCTTTTGTTTGGGGATCTCAGCTTCTTGGTGATGGCATCTCTATTTATGGGCCCAATGCGGTAGCTGTAGCCTCCGGTGTTGTGTACTGGATGGGGATAGATAAGTTTTACACGTATGACGGTCGCGTGCAAACGCTTAATTGTGACTTGCGTCGGTTTATTTTTTCAGACATTAATAAAGATCAAAACCTACAGGTGTTTGCGGGTGTCAACGAAGGCTTTAATGAGGTATGGTGGTTCTATTGCTCAGAAGCAAGCATCACAATTGACCGCTACGTTATTTACAACTACCAAGAAAAGATTTGGTATTACGGCACGATGGAACGAACAGCGTGGCTTGATTCAGGTTTGCGTGACTATCCGTTAGCCACTACATATCAGCCTAATAATACGGGCAACATTGTGGAGCACGAAAACGGTTTGAACGACAACGCAACAGGTACTCCAATAGCCTTAAATGCTTTTATTTCCTCATCGGAACTGGACATAGGTGATGGCCACAACTTTGCGTTTGTATGGCGCGTGTTGCCTGATCTGACGTTTGGGGATTCTACGAATTCCCCTGCAGGTGCTGTTCCCGCGGTTACCATGACTTTGTTTGGCTTGTCTAACTCCGGCTCGGGGACCACGAGCAACGCCTCGGCCTCTGTGCTCAAGGGCAGCACATACGTGATAACCGAAGAATTTACGGGTCAGATATTCACGCGCATGCGCGGGCGGCAGATGATATTTAAGATTGACTCTAATCAGTTAAACACACAATGGCAACTGGGCTCGCCTCGGATAGATATCAGAGCAGACGGGAGGCGGTAAATGGCTGAACTTAATGTTCGTCCCCCCAACCTGCCTTTGGCTACCGATGAGTACGACCGCAGGTATCAGGATCAATTAAACAATACCTTGCGGTTGTTTTTTGCGCAGCTTAGTAATCCGGGGGACATGGGCGGAACGTCGTTGAATTTGAACCTAGACACGCTGCCCACGGAAGCTGACTTGCCCACTTTACGATTAGGTGATGTGTACCGAGATACACAAGATGGTGTACAAGATACCAGTCAAATGCTTCGCATAAAGACGTCTACGTAATACAATTGAACAAAATACCTTTTCCAAGGACCTAACATGGCCACAGCACCCCAAACCGCAATGGATATGCCTCAAGAGGCAGGCGCAAATCCGTTTGCCGATCCCAATACCATGGCCGTTTACGACCAGATGCGTCAGACGGTGTCCCCTAAGGAATTTGGTGATGAGATGTTGGCGGGTGCCGCGCAGATCGATCCTGAGGCCATGGCCCAATTTAGAAATGACTTGAGTCAGATTGATTTGTCGCCAGAAGAGCTTGACATGCTCAATAACATGTTGGATGAGATTCTGGGTAATCCTGAGCAGTATGCCGCGGTCCGCGCAAAGTATTTAGAGATGGGTGCACCGGAAGAGTTGTTGCCAGAGCAGTTTGACCCTCAGTTCTTTGCTGCCCTGAACATGGCCGTGGATCAGTTGATTGCTGAGCCATCGGGTGTGCAAGCGTTTGCCCAAGGCGGTATTGCAGAGCTTAAGCCTATTGCCAAAGTGATTGCCAGTTATGGCCGTAATGGTGACACCATGTTGGCGCACATCACACCTGCTGAGGCGCGCATGCTGCGCCGCCGTGGTGGCTCCGGCACTATCAATCCCAATACGGGACTACCTGAGTTCTTTTTAAAGAAGGCTTTTAAGAGCCTTGGTAAAGCTGTTAAAAACTTTGCAAGCAGCACTGTGGGCAAGATTGTTACAACAGTGGCCCTTGGTTTCTTCTTAGGCCCCGCTGCTGCCAGCTTTATGGGCGTAACCTCTGCTGCTGGTGTTGCAGCGGTAGGAGGCTTTGTCGGTGGTGCGGGCTCTACATTGCTTGGTGGTGGTAGCCTAAAAGATGCATTAAAAGCTGGTGCTATTGGCGGCTTGACTGCGGGTGCAGTTGGTGGAGTTACTCAAGGCTTTGACACTGCTTATGCCGGTCCCACAACAGTGGGCGGTCAGGTAGATAGATTTACCAACATGATTAGCCCATCGACCGCGGCTCCCGCGCCTTCTGGCATTCAGGCACCTACTCTTAGTAATCAAGTTCTTGCGCCTACTGACGGTGCCCCTGTTTTTCAAGGGGGTCAAAACTTACCCCAAGCGCAAGTCTCTCCTGTAGGAGATGCAATAAACCCTGCTGCCGGACCGTTGCCCGGGGAGCCGGGTGGTGCCCTAATCGGCGGAAAGCCTGCTCTTTCTCCTGTTGATATTACACAAGCTCCGTATCGTCCATTGGAGATGACGGGCATGCCGGTAAAACCGTTTAATGCGCCTTACGATCCTGCTGCTGCAGGATCGTTTCCAGATTATTTTGGGACACAACCTCCGGTTAACGTTACGCAATTCTCCGGCGGCCCTGCATACGACCCGAAAAATATGGTTGCTGCAAATCCAAGTGATTTTGGTGTTGCTCCGCCTACGGATACTTCGTATTTTAATCAAGCTAAGGATTTTGTTAACAAAAACATTTTTCCTTCTGGTATTCAACAACAGGGTGCAACAGACGCATTAAGCACGGTCAAAGCACAATTCCCCGGTGTTACGACAGAGCAGATTATGAATGCGCCTGCTAGTTCTGCGCTAGGAAAAGCATATGCCTCAGCAATGCCCGGTATTTTGTCTACTTATGGCCCAGCTACTGCCTTGGGCCTTGGTGCAATTGGCTTGGCCGGTGGATTTAAAGCCGCTCCTGCTCAGCCCTCGGCAATGCGGGATCAGTTGATGAAACCTGTAACTCAGCGTATTGCTGAAGGCGGAAATCAACGTAATTACTACATTCAGAACCTGCCCGGTGTGAAGTACGATCAATATGGCGCGCCTATTTTTGGTCAGTACGATCCCTTGCCTACGTATGACACAGGTTTGGGTATTGCATCCTTAGCAGGTCCTAGAGGCTACGCCGCTGGTGGTGAAGTAACCGCTGCTAATTTTGATGAGCAAGCATACCTTACTGCAAATCCATCTGTAGCTGAGGAGCTCAGGACGGGTAGGTCTGCTACAGGACAACCGATATCATTTGGCTCCGCTTATGAACATTATGTAAAGTTTGGTAAAGCAGAAGGCCGTGCAGCTTTTAGTAAAACAGAAACTGCTGCAGCATCCGCTAAAACCCTTGCGGAAACTAAAGAAAAACAGGCCACGGCTCGCGGCGCAGTAGCCACGGCTAAAGCAGCGAAAAAGGCGGTAGGCTCTAGAAGTGCCTATGAAAATATCAATGCAGGTTTAGCCTTTGATGCACCGGAAGGTTATGCAGCCAGTGCAAGAGCCACTCGTCAAGCGGCGTTTGCTCCTACATTAAATAAATTTGTTAACGCAGGAATTGCAAATACAGCAACTTTAGGTAAGGCTTATGCACCCACTGTTGTAGATCAACCCTATAACAACTCTGCGTTGTATTCAAACGTATATAACCCCGTGGCAACCGCTGTTAATTACGATACTACGCCTACGGTCGCTGGACCGGGTGTTTATACACCGCCTTTTTTCCAAACGTATGTGCCTCCGTTTGTAGACAATACTGCTGCGATTGAAGCTGAACGTCGTAGGATTGCTGGCATAGAAGCTGCACGGCTTGCTGCAATAGAAGCTGCACGACTTGCTGAAATTGAACGTCTCCGGGCCGCTGAAGCTGAACGTCTTCGGGCTGCCGCTGCAGCGGACAGAGCACGATTCCAAGGGCAATCTACAACCGTTCAAAATCAACAAATAATGGATTATTTAAAAGCTAATCCAACCGCAACGGATCAAACGCTTGCACAACAAATGGATTATTTTGGTATTAAAGCGCCTCAAGTTTCCCAAGTCGTGGGCATGCAAAACCTTCCTGCTGGATCTGCTCAAAGTATTGATGCGCGATACACCCAAGCGGCACTTGCAAACGCAGGTGATGCAACGGCAATTGCAGCGCAAGCTAAAGCCAATGCCGTAACCGATCAAAGTATTCGGGATTATTTTGCAAAAAATGCAGGTCTTAATGATCTGGCTGCTGCAAAGTACATGGATGCTAATCAAATTGATCCTGCGCAATTAGCTAGGGCATTTGCCGGTACTCCCGGTGCAATTGACGCTTCGAAGGTTTTTGAACGTTATCAAACGGCAACTGCTAACCCTGCGTTTGCTAATCAAAAACTTTTAAACAAAGGCGGTATTGCGACTTTGGGCACGGGCGGTTATCCTAGGCGCACTGGTCAAATCGACGGCCCGGGGACCGGGACCTCTGATTCAATCCCTGCAATGCTGTCTGACGGCGAATTTGTAATGACTGCCAAAGCCGTTCGTGGTGCAGGCAAAGGCGACAGACGCGCAGGAGCAAAACGCATGTATGCTCTTATGAATCAACTTGAAAAAAACGCAGCACGGGGTTAAAAAATGGCAACAAGTAACGTTTCAGAATCAATTTCCCGGGAAGCGCCGGACATTGAAGAACGCAAAGTAGGGTTGATGGATTCCGCCAAAGCGCGGATTGATGCTGCTAATGCTGCGGCACTAGAAGGTCAGTTTTTAAACCCTGATTTTCAAGTAGCAAGCATGAGCCCTGACCAGCTAAATGCGCTGGATTTGGGCAGGCAGGGCATTGGGGCGTATTTGCCTTACATGCAAAATGCCACTAATCAATATCAGATGGCAGGCAACAATGCGCAACAAGCGGTTGAAACCTTGTTGGGGGCAGATACTCGCAATCAGTTTGCTGCAGCACAAGCTGCAATGGACCGTTCAGCTACTCCTATTGCAAACATGGGCCAAAGCGCTCAGTTGGCAACACAAGGAGTTAATTTAATTGGCCAAGGCGCTCAGGGCCTTGCTAATGCTCAGGCACAAGCGAATGCCTATTCGCAGGCCAACATGGGTCAGTCCTTATATACGTTAGGACAAGGGGTTGGCGCATTAGGGGGCGCGGGAGACATGTACGACCCAAGTGGTGTACAGAAGTTCATGAACCCGTTTCAACAGCAGGTAATTGATAAGGCCTTAGAACAAATTAATCGTCAAGGACAGCTATCCCGTCAAAACCTACAGGGTCAAGCTACGCGTGCCGGTGCGTTTGGGGGCAGTCGCCAAGGAGTGCAGGATGCTGAATTAGAGCGTGCTTTGTCTGAGCAACGCAACTCGGCTATTGTGAGCGGCCTGTCACAGGGCTACAACCAAGCGGCTACTCAAGCACAGCAGGCGTTTGAACAGGCTCAGGGCCGCAAATTAGCACAAGCTCAGGGTTACCAAGGCATTGGTGGCTTGTATGGCCAGCAGGCTCTACAGCAGGCTCAGCTTGGTCAAGGCGGTGCAGGTCTTCAGGGCACTTTATCGGGCCAACTGGCCGGCTTATCGGGCATGTACGGCAACATTGCGGGACAGCAAGCAAATATCTCGGGTCAGCAGGCTCAGCTTGGTCAGTCTTTGGGGCAAGGTATTGGTAATTTGGCGCAAGGACAGTTTGGTATTGGTCAAGCTATGTCACAGGGTCTAGGTTCTTTGGCTGCACAACAAGGTAATTTGGCAACTCAGGGCGCAGCTTTGGGTCAGGCCACACAGGGCATGGGACAGCAGGAAGTCAACTTCTTGTACAACCTTGGTTCTTCTCAACAGAAACAATTGCAGAGCGAGTTGGATGCTGCGCGTCAAAACGAATTGCAGCAAAACATGCAGCCGTATCAGCAAATGGGTTTCTTATCCGATATTTACAGGGGTGCGCCGACTTCAAGCATGTCAATCATGCAACAAAGCCAAGCGACACCGAGCCCTTTCCAACAAGTTGCTGGTTTAGGGATAGCAGGACTAAGCGCCGCCGCGGCCGGTTCTCGCGCTGGAATTCTTTAAGGATATATTATGAAGAATGAAATTTTAGAGCGTGCCATGTTTGCGATGCCCTTGTCAAAGGACGCACGCAACTCAGGAATCATGGCAGGGTTTGAGGAAGAGATGCCCGAGGACACGGAAGATCAAGGCATGGAAGAGATGCCTCCTATGGCGCGCACGCCCCAGAATCCAGAGATTCTGATGAACACTTTGCGTGGTGACATGCGTTCACTGGACGCACGATATCAAGAGCTGGCTCAGATGGTGGGTGAAGACGCTGCGATGGAGACGCCTCCTGAAGTATTGGCCATGTTGCAACCTCAGTTAGCTGCACCGCAGGCCGGCATTGGTGGCTTACCAC